CTCTATTGCATTAATCTTAATATCTTCTTTTAGCGTGGTATAGGTCATCACTAGTGATATTATACCTCCAACAATCATTACGATTGTTTTTAAGTCGATTTGCAAATCTGGTTTACTGTCTCCGTCAATGTCGATGTCTACTTTTTTGTTTAGCATTACTTTTTCTTTTTCTTTTTTAAATAATTAATCTTTACTTCTATTAATAGGCTTAGCATAATCAATTCTTGAAATTGATTTTCCTGAACCTGGGCTATATGTAGTACCTCCGCTTTTTAGTGGTGGTACTTTTATTTCATTACTTGACCTAGTGCCTACAGAACTAGATACACCCCTGTTATCAGGGTATCTAAACATATACTGATTACCGTAGTATGGGTTGTAATAAGGTTGATAGTATGGTCTACTATAAACAGGGTAAAAATTAATATATTGATTAGGTCTTATCTTATCGATAGCAACTAATATTGTATCTCCTTCCATTGTTACAGCAACTACATGACTAGCAACTGGTTGCTTTGTATAGGTTCCACAACCTATTACAAGTAATAATAATACTAATAATTTTTTCATTTTTTTATTTTGTAGGTTTACAATCAGGTACCATTTTTTTACCTTTCTTTTTAAAGGTAGGCTTACCTTTTACAATGTTACTGTAGCCTTTCCAGCAAGTAGTTTTTTTTCTTTGCAGCTCCGAAAATCATATTACTTTATATTTAGTGTGATTATTTTCTTTATAAGCTTTTAAACATTTATTTCTATTGTCTTCATCAGACACGTAGCTTATATGTATCCAATTAGGTTGTGTATCAGTTCCAAATTCCCATATCATCTGATCAAAGTTTAAATTTTCTTTAATCCAATTGTACATTTCTGCATTTGTTTTACAACCGTAAACATCATCTATATCTATAGCTTGACCCTTACAATGTTGACTGGATGAAGCTCCACCTATTTTATCGTTAAGCGCTGCTGATCTAAAAAATGAATTAATTTTTATAGGTCCATCAACCCACTTTCTTAATGGTTGAAATATTTTCTCAGCTAATAATTTCATACACTCTGTTTGTGAAGGGCTAGGTGTATTATCTATTCGCTCTCGCTTAGCTGTGCTAGAATGTATACCTTCGGCATAGGTTATGTTTTTACTTATGTTTTCCATAAAGTTACTATTTAAAAGCTTCTTCAAATTCTTGTTTTTTTTGTAAATACTCTATGTATTCGTCAGCACTTAGACTGTTTAAATATTTTTGAAATTTTTCTTTCTTTTTTCTTTCTCTAGTGGCTTTAGCTTTTATTTTACCTTCTTCTTTTCTTTTAGCTTTTCCTTCAACTTTAATTAAATCTTCTTCTTCATTTTTAGTATTAGCATCCCATGTTCTATAACCTAAAGCTAAAGCTATTCTTTGATATATAGTGTTTCTTTCATCAAGGGCTTCTGTTATAGCATTAATTTCTACAACTAATCTATCTAAAGGGATGTTTGCCACTCCTGATGCAATATCTCCTACCACTTGATAACTAGGACTTAAATTAAATTTACCATTAATAGTAACATCAAATCCTCTTTCTGCTATAGGATCTCTTTCAATTCTTTTAGTTTGTATTCCACTATATATTTTTCTTAATTTAGAACCAATAGGTGGAGAGAGATTAGCTAATTCTACAATAGTATATGTATGGTCAGCCATATAACCTTTTGCATCTTGCACGCCATACGTTCTTATAGCATTTTTAATAGTAGATATTACAGCTCCAGCAAGTCCCGATCCTCTTAAAATAGTATCCAACATTCCATTAAGGATTCTATCTTGTTTTTTACTTAATACTTTTCCATAAGCTTCCATTTGTTCTTCTTCTGTCAATTCATCATCATCATCTTCGAATCCTGGAACTAATGCGAACAACGCATTTTGGAGGGCTGAGAATATAAAGTTTTGTACCGCTCCATAATACATTATCTTACTGATATTGGTTTTAAGATCCCCTCTACCATTAATTATATCTAATCCAGCTTTCTTCATTAATCTAGTATACTGCATAGGAGTATTTTGAAAAGCCAATATTAATCTACCCATAACACCAGCTTGCTGCTTAGATATAAGCATTGGATCTGCTGACTGCTGTGATTCATCAGATATTAAAGAGAAATCAATAAAAGCTTTAGTTTCTGCTTCGGCCTTACTAAAACCCTGTTTTAAATAAGTATTGGTCCTGTTTCTATACATAGTTGCTCCACCTGTAGCTATTGCAACACTATCTGCTATTTGGGTAAAAGTAAAACCATATTTAAGTAATACACTTATAAAGGCTTGAGTTTTGTTTCTAGCACCCTTAACAGCTGCGGCAATTTCAGCTTCATTAATATCACCCTTAAGCCCTGATCGACGTTGTTTTAATTTATCAGAATTAAACAAATAAACAACATCCTTCCAAAACTGAGGTTGATTACTAAATGCTAGAGCTGCCATTGCAGGGTTATTATCACCCCAATTTATAAAGTTTACTGAAGAAATTAATTGTAATAAAGCTGACCTTCTGTTTAAAAACATTATTGCTCCAATAGAATTATTAACCCAATCATTCCATTTGTTTACTATTCTATCTTTACCACCAGTTCTATTACTACCAGTTTTCATTCTTTGTATAATGTCTATTAAAGCTTCTTTAACTCTAGTACCATATACTGCCTCTATTTTATTTAAGTTTTCATTACTAAATATTACCTCTACATTTTCATTGAATTCATTGAGATATTTATTTCTATTAATCGATTTAGTTAAAGAGTCTAAGTCACTTAATATAGTTCCACCACTCCAGTGTTGACTAGGCTCTACATATGTTTCACTTTTTGTTACAGCTTGTACACCATCTGCAAAAGCGGCTAAATTAGGATCTTCTCTTATTATTTTACTTAATTTAGCTTGATCTCTTTTTGATATTCCAGGTATTTGATAACCCGCCTTATCCCAAAGATAAACTCTTACAGCTTCATCATGTGTAAACTCTGTTCCTTCTATTTTTTTTCTTAGTAATCTTTTGATTTTTGGGAAACCGGCTACTAAGCCTCTATAATCTTTTGAAACTTGTTGTCTAGCTGTTTCCATAGCTGAAATACCTCGAGTATAGGGTAGAACTAAACTTTTATTAAAAAACTCCATGTCAGCCTCTCCTTTTTTACCAGATCCAGAAAACATATACATTGTTAGTCCTCTAAAATCTTCAGCTGATGGTGGTATAAAAAAGTTCCATCGTTTTTTATTTCTACCTAATCTTTGAGCCACTACTTGAGAATATCTTTTTTCCGCTGAAATACCTTTATTTCGTTCAATCATTTGATTAAACTCGTCACTTAAGTTTAAAGAAAACTTCGCTCTAGCTTGTTGAACTTTAGATTTAACGTCTAATACATCTAAAACGTCTTTAACTGCCTTAACATTTTTAATAGCATCATCAGTGAAATAAAAATCATTATAACCTTCAGCAAATTTATTAATTATCCAATCGGCTTTAGCTTTTCCCGTCCCATCTTCTAATCCAGTTATATTTTCAATAGGAATGTTTAAACCAATCGATGCTAAAAATTGCTGTATTGGTTGAGCAGCATTTTGAGGTCTTGCTGTTAACACGAAAATGTCTTCAGAACCTCTAGTTTCTTGTATTTTTTTAGCTACATTAAAAAGCGGTCCTTTTTTTCCTTCTACAACTTTACTAAATTCTGTGAAATCCCAAACAACTCCTTGGTTTTCCATTGATGCAGCGTCTTTAGCGAATTCTGTTGCGGTTAATTTACCTTTTGTACCATCAGGCATTGTGTAAAGAACCTTTGAATTACTTCTAGCTAGCGTGTCATCAAAATCAAACACTCTTATCTTTTTAACAGTTAAAGAGTATTTACCCGATCTAGCGTTGTCCATCGCTATGTCAGCGTTATTTTCTTGATCAACTATTGTTTGAGAGTTTGGCTTAAATACTGGAGGCATTTTTTCTTCATAATAGTCTTGAAAATCTTGACCCTTTATATCTGGTTTACCTGTTTCAGCATCTATTTCATATGATTCCAACGCGTAAGGAATTTTACCTTTAGTGAATCTATTAAAATATCTTTTCCACCAAGTTTGATCACCTGGAATATAGTTAGCTAACATTATAGAACTAAAACCAGTGTCTCTTAAAACATTATCCATTTCAATTATGGGTATAATAGTAACCCTATAGTCGTCAAACAATGCATCTAAATTTATTTTTTTATTCTTATTAATCTTAGAGTCATATAAATACCATAAAACAACTCTAGCTGGTAAAGCATGCTCGTACCTATAATTAGCTTCTGTTCTAAGCACTCCTCCTGTAATCTTTCCACTTTTATTTTTCTTCTTGGGAGTGTACATTTTGTCGCCAACTTTTAAATCACCCGTTAGATCTTTTTCTACATCTTTAGCTGTAGCAAGCTTAGGTTTTTTTAAATCTTTATAACCCATAACAGCTGATTTACCCCACACCGGAGCCGCTAATCTAAGAGCGCTATCAGAACTTGCATTCATTGTGGCTAATATTAAAGCAGTCAGATTATTGTCTGTACCTTTAGAGGGTAGAGCATCCATAACTACTTCAACAAATTGCCTAGCTAATTTAGCATCCGCTTTGTCTTTTGCTATTTGCTTTTCCGAAAGCCCTTTTAGATGTTTTACTTGAACAACAGCGCTTGTGTTTATATCAACCTTAAGAGGAGTTTTTCCATCTTTAAAAGTTATTTTTTTATTGTTAATACTTTTAACATTAGGAAAGTTTATTTTATCATCTGCATCTTTACCTAATATTAAATTTTTTAAAATATCTTCATTGGCTTTTCCAAACAAAGAAGGTCTATTATCATCCTTGTTGTGCTTAATTAATTTTGAATCAGTACCGGGTTCAATCATATAACTAGCGAAAAAGCTAGAGCCTTGACTAAATGTCACAGGGGCAAAAGCCACTAGCATTTCTAACGCTTTATTTCCATGCTTTTCAACTGGGAATTTTTTCTTTAAAGCTTGAACAACATTTCTAACGACAAATTCTCTACCCTTTAAAACAAGATTTAAATCCCTTAACATTTGGGCAATAGACATATCTGCTCCACTAAATTCTACAATAGTTTGGTTAATATCTTTAGCTTCAACAATATCTTCTAAGTACTGCACAAAAGATTTAGTGCTTCTAAACACTTCCATATCAGCTTTATTAACTGGTGACAATAATCTACTAAACTGCAAAGATATATTTTTATGTTCATCTTCTGTATACGATGCTCCATATATATTCTTGTGAGCTCTTAAAACTTTAGCAGATGTTAAACCATTTGCTCTTAAATCTTCAATAGCTGCATAAAATTCAAATCTTTTATTTGTCCAATTTTCAAATTGTTGTGGGCTTAAGGTTGCTAGACTATTTTTAATACCTCTTCTTTCTACATCTAAATTAATTTGAGCTTCAAAATTACTTATATCTGTTAGCGCTCCAACAAGATCTTGTCTTTCTTTAAACAATTCTTTTATAACACTGGTTTCTTTTTGAATTTCCTCATTAAAAACATCTAAACCTATTTCTTGAACCAACTGCTTAGCTAAAGCTTCTGTTGGTGCAACTTTTACTTTATTGTTTATACCATCTATATATTTACCTTTAAACTGAGCTAAAGGTATTGCATTTTTAATATTAGGAATTCTTCTTATTTTTTGTAAACCCGAGGTTGATCCTTGAAATGGACCACTTTCTGTAGAACTCCATATATCTACATCTCCTTTAGCTTTACCTTTCTTTTTACCTTTCCATCCAGGATATTTAACCCAACCTTCACCAACAATATATTTTTCAATAGCTTGTGGAAAAGCTTTACTTAAATAACTTGTAGTTAATCCACCAGATTGTAACAAAGATGTATAATTTTCTGATAAAAACGTTTCAAATTCGTTTATCGTTTTATTTCTTCCACCTATATCATCTATTACTTTAGCGTATAAGTTTTTACCATCAATAGTTACATTTTGTAAACCCTTACTTAAATTACTTATTAATTCAGATTTTGATTTTATTGTGGAAGCTTTATTCATAGCAGGTTGTTTGTATTTAACCTCTTTTTCAACTCCCTTTTCAATGTTATCAAGTAAAGATTTTTTGTTCTTAGATTTAATAGTGTTTTTTAAACTAGGTAAAGTTTCGCTAGATTCTTTTGCTTGTCTTTCTGTAAAGTCCTGTGTATTATCCAGTGTTCCTTGAGCTTCCTTAGAGGTTTCTACATTGACTCTAGCACCTTGTTCTGCGCTTGGAATACCAAATTCATTTTTAGCCCAAGCATTTGCTCTTTGCATACCCGTGTTGGCCATATATTGACCGAAAGAAGCTTTACTAGCATCAAAACCTAACGCTATAGTATTAAGTATTTGTTTAGCATCGTCAAGCCATTTTTTTCTACCACTTTCATCACCTTTGCTGCCAATAAACTTTTCTCTTATATTTGCAGGTATTGGTCTACCAAATCTACTCCAGGTTCTGTTAGCTACTTTATCAACCATCGTTTGAACTTGCTTTTCCGTGATAGGTGTAAAGTTTTCTACACTTTTATTTTTTTCGTTTATTCTATCAACAACAGACTGTGGATTCACTGATCTTTTTCCACCAGATTCTCCACCAAACTTATCAATACCTCTTTGTACAATCTCTCTTAATTTACCTTTACGAGCAGCAGCATTGTTTGCCACAATATAGTCAAAAGCTTTTTGAGGAGAACTCATGTTTTCTCCTTTACCAAATAAAGTATTTAATGTTTTGTTTAATAAATTAAATTTTTCTTGTTTTTCATAATTAGTACCGTCTTTAAACCTTGATTCTTCTGCAAAAAGTAAAGTTTGAACTTCTCTAGCATACTCATCTTTATATTTATCTGAGTTATCATCCCATTTTTCTTTACCATATATGTTAACAGCTCTCAAAGCTTTTACTTGAATCATTTTTAAAGTAATATCTTCTGTTTCACTCATGTGTTTATGAAGATTGTCTACAAACTGTTTCCCTCTTTTAGATAAGACAGCATCACCGCTTTTATCTAAAGTATTACCAAAAAACTTGTCATCAATAATATGATTGATTTCATGGACCATAACTGTTCCAGCTTGAATATTACCAGTATCCTCAAAATACTTTTTAGAAACGTTATTAACAATAAATTTCCCATCTGGCGTAACAAAACCGTTTACTTTTACTTTTTTACCATCTACTACTTGGTCTTCTAAAGACTTGTTAATAATTGTATAATCTTCATCAGTAATTTCTTTATCTTGTAACATTCTATTAAGCTCTTCTTGAAGGTTTCCGTCAGGAGCTTCTACAAGTTTTAAATCATCAAAGTTTTTAACTATTTCTTTCGCACTATCAGTTTCACTTAGAATAGTAGTTAAATTTACAGTTCTAAAAGCAATTTCCTTTCCTGCATTTTCAAAGTATTGTTGTTTTTTATTTTTTAGTTTTGGGTTTTCTTTAATTATTTTATTCCATTCATTAATAAAAAACTTATTTTGCTCAGCTTTAGCAGTATACGTATTACTAATATTGTTTCTTATTTTTTCTAAAACTAATCCAATTTTACCTCTTTCGCTAGCTTTGTCAAATTTAGAATCCCCTTTTAATTGGTCAGCAGTTATCTCATAAATACCTTTATATTTTTTGCGCTTCCCATCTTTGAACTCAGGTTTGTAATTTTTAGACTTTCCATTTATTTGGTTTATAACGCCTTGGTAATTTTTTTCTGAGTTTCTTATAGAATTTATTTCACTTTCTACAGCAGCTAAATCATCTTCAAAAGCCTTTTTTTGATTAGCATTTAGTTTTGATTTATATTGACCTATAACTCTGTTAACATTTTTACCATCACCTTTAACCCCAGCTTGAGCATATAGATTATCTTTAATTATTTTTAAAGCTAATAAAGATTGCATTTTATCTCCTAAAGCCATTGCATCAACTCCCGCTTCACCACTTAAATCACTTAAAGCTATGTTATGTTCTGCTAATGTTAAAAGAAAAGGAGCTCTATCTTTATCGGTTTTAGCTAAGTTTAAAGATTTTAAAACATTAACTATTTTTCCATTGTGTAATTCCCCAGCTGCTTTTCTAATGTCTTCTGACATGCTAATATTAGTCAAAGCGGAATACGCAACTGAACTGTTTGATGTACCTGCAGTTATAATAGTTGTAATAGCTGTATCATCTAACTGACTTAAATCAAAATTTCTGTTTAATATTAATGTTTCACTAAAAAGTTGAGTACCTCCATATATTAATTCTTCTTCTACTACTTCAGAAGCAAGTCTTTTTGTATAATCTATTCCAAACAAACCTGCATTTTTCCAAGCACTGTTTTTTACAAGATTAGTTACAGCTAAGGAACCTGTAGACTTTCCAGCTACATCGTCTAAAAACTTTAAAGTGTTATTACCGCTACCAATCATAAAAGTAATTCCACCTTCAATAGCAAAAGTCATAGCTGATGCTCCTAAAATTTGGGCTTGAGTTAAATCATTGTAGGCAATAGTTTGATTAGCATCTGCCATACCTTCTGTATACTCAAGAGCACTGACTAGCCCCTTACTATAAGCATCTTTTAAGAATTTAACTTGATCTTTAGCTTTAGCAACTAACTCTGTGCCAAGTGTTAGATTTCTATATATATCTGCACCTGCCGTTGTACCAAAAGTAGTTGCTACAGCAGCTTTAACCGCTGTCGTGCTTAAAAACCCTGTAGCATTACCAGCTGCACCAGTAGCCACCGCTAAAATAATATTAGGCATTTGTTGAGCTAAAGTTCTACCAGCAAATTCAAAACCACTCCCTAAACCATCATTGTATGTTCCCATAGTTTGATATAATTCAGCGTTTTTATTTATTTGTCTTTGCTCATCTATAGCGTATTCATTACCTGAGAGAGTTGGTATTGCTAACAATATACCTTTACTAGCTTGGTAAAAATCGTTAACCATTAAAGCTCCAGCGTCATACTCTTTATTAGCTAACTTAAGGATCATTGAAGAATCTCTAAACCTAATGTCATTAGCTAACTCCTTAGCTTCTTTTAATGTATAGTTTTCTTTGGTTTTAGGATTTACAGATTGTGTCAAATTTTCTATAAGACCTTCTTTACTTCTTTCTTTTTCTTCTTTATTTTCTTTTACATTTTTATTAAAAGAAATTATTGTATTTAAATAATTAGAAACAGCTTGACTTCTTTCTTTATTTAATTTAAAAGCAGTTGTTTCCCATTTAAATAAATCAACTTGTAATTCATCATAAATAGTTTGTTCTTTTTCAGTTAATTTTTTAGTTGGCTTTAAAGAATAGAAAAGCTCTTGATTATCACCTATTGTAACATTAAAGTCAACAGGTAAATTAGGGTTACTTTTAAATGTTTCAGCAACTATCTCAGCTCCTAAATTAACAGTTTGTTTTAATTTTTCATCAACTTCTTCAAACCCATTTTTAAAAGCTTGTAAATTATCATCAATGATCTCATCTTTTTTACCTTTTAACAAAGCGCCTAGTCCTGTCATAAAAGTATTAAATGGAATCATTGAAACATTACCATTTGAATCTGTAAAAGGAATCTCTTTAGCTTCCATTAGATTTTCCATCAAACTGTTTTCTTTCTCAGTTAATAGACCTTGTTTAACTATGTTTTTAGAGTTTTCAAGAATAACATCCAAAGGACTATTATTGTCTAACTCTTCATAAGTTCCTTCTAATTTATTTTTTATAGTTTCTGGAAGACCTTCTAAACTAGTGGCAATTTCATATGGAGTTTGAGTTGATTCTATTTTTTCTGTTAAAAATCCAGTTGAAGAGTTTTTAGAAGGAGTAGTAAATGCTCTAAGAGGATTTGCTAGCTTTAGTTGATTAGCAAAATGTAATTGAATTGTATTTCTTTCTTGTTTATTAAAAACTTCTGATTGTGTTTCTACATTAAGACGACTTAACAAACCATCATCTCCAGTCAATTTCTCTATCCAATTTCCTTCTCCCTTAGATACTTTAGCATCGATTTGTTGAGGATTAATAGATTGTATTGTTTGCGTCTGTATTTTAGCTTCTTCAGTTGTATAAGCGGATATAAAATTAAATATATTTTTTTTAACTTTAAGAGTTTGATCCGAGTCTAAATTGCTAGATAACCAAGCTTGAAGATCGTTGCCATCAACAAATTCATCTTTTTTTATTTTTTGGAAGGCTACTATGTCTTGAACTTCCTCTCCTTGTTCATTTGAAGATTTTTTAACTAAATTATAACCTGTTAAAACTGTTCTTTCTTTAACTTTTGCTCCAAATCCACCTTCTGTGTATTCTTCTACTTCTGTTACAGGTACTAATTCTAAACCTGTTTCATTGAAAGTATTATTAAACTCAGTTAAACTAACATCACCGTTTTCAAGAGCATTACTTAATGCATTAGAAACAATGTCTTTTTCGATGGTTTCCATCATAACACCATTATAGTTCTCTACATGTGCTGCAGCTCTTCTACTTATATCATATTTTATGATTTTATCATAATTCTCTTTAAATTCTTTTCTTGAATTTTTATATAAATAATTAGCAAACGGAGTGCTATCTTCATCTGTTCCACCTGAACCAAGAATTCTATCTCCAGTTAAAGGTAGTTTTAATTCTTCACCGCCAACATTAGCTGTTATAAAATTATTAGACTCGTCTAAATTAAAAGTAATGCCAGTTGTGCCAAACTCTTGTTGAAGAAAGTTTTGAATAAACTTAGGTTCTTCGTCTAAAAATGTAGCTGGAGCAAATTGGTTTTCTGGAGCATTCCTTAACTCTCTTTCTTTGTCTTGTATTTTTTTATTAAGCTCGTCTAATTCAGATATTTTTCCTCCTTTAAGACTAAAAAACTCGTCTAGCTTATTGTCTTTTACAAATTTATCACGATCTGCAATTGCACTTGTTACAGGTGCGTTTGCTAGAGCCGTTTGTCGCTCCGTATACGATTCCAAAGAAGAAGTTGTTAAATCTAAATCCGTAATCTCGGGTGCTCCCGGTATTGTGGACATTGCATTTGCACCTTGATTTGCAATGCCCGTTTGAAAATTTATATCTTGAGGTTCTTCAAAAGAAGACATACTACTAACCATCTGTAGATCATGTTTTGATATATAATCAAAGGCTGATGTATCTTCTAATAAAGCTTTTTCTTCTATTTGAGCGTAAGTTAGAGTTTCCCCTGTTGCTTCGTTTAAATATGGCATATTATTTTATTTGATTGTTATCTTTTGGTTGGATAATCTAAGAAATTCCTAGCTGATTTAGCGGTTGGAAATGGATTTCCACCTTCTAATTTTTTTAAAGCAGCTGTATCTATCACAAATCGTTTTTCAGATGATGATTGTTGGAACCCTCCACCTAAATTCTGAGTGTTTGACAAACTTTTTTGTATTATAGGATACCATCCAGCTAGTTTAGCTTCTGTTCCAGGTCTATAATCAGGGTTTCTATCTTTATTTGCTAAAAATTCAGGTTTGCCATTGCCTTCTGTTGCGGGTTGTGCCGCAAAATATTCTATACCTCTTGTTGGCATAGATGTGTTACCTTTTCTAGCATATATTACTGGAGTTTCTGTTTTGTTTTTAGGATTGTATATATTATTTATTTGCATTTGTTCCCATTTTGCAGCGCCTTTAACTGTTCCTTCACCCGTGTCATACTCTGCCCCTTGTTTTTCCGAGAAATAATGGTTACCATCTTTAAACTCTTTATATTCTTCAGTAAGTTCGATGTTAGATCCAGTAACAAATTTTTGAGGAACTCCTCTACCGTCAGCTTCTAAATTAATTAATTCAGCATCCGTTAGTTTTCTTTCAACCCAACCAGAACTAATTTCTTTAATTAAAGCGCGTTTTTCTTCTTCTCTAATATACGATCTTTGTTGGTCTGGTGTTTTTGTTGTAAAATCTACAGGTAAAGATATGTCTCTTCTGTTAGCAAAATAATCTAATTTAGCTTGCGTATCTAATTGATATATAGATTCTACTTTTCTAGTTAAAAAACCATCATATTTAGATACTAATTGAGGCATGTCAATGTAATCAACTCTTGTATCAAAGGCTCTATCTATAGTTTTACCATTTGCATCGATTATATCTGTAGAAGTGTTATTTAATCTTATAGTTAAAGATGGTATAATGCCACTTGCTTCTTTTGAATCAACTACACCAATGTCGCTTTTAACACCTTCCGCTTTGTAATCAGCAGCTTGTGCTACGTCTCTTAATAAATCCCCATTAAAATCCTTATCTAACGTCTGGGTTATAACATATTTATCACCAATTTTTTTTACATTAGCTTTGTCCCATGCAGTTTCACCGCCTTCTTTTATATCAGCTAATAAACCGCTATTAGCATCTACAGTGTGAGTAAATAATAACCCACCACTATTTTTATCTTTAGTTACCTTAGTGTCTACACCAGGCACAATTTGTTTGTTCATTCGAAAAGATGTAAAACTACTAGACATTTTTTCTAAAAAAGAATTGCCTAACCAAGATTTTTCTTTTCCAGGTCCAACGCTTCCTTTTAACGCCATAATCTCTTCTCTTTCATTCATAAGAACTCCACCAAATGTTAAAGTATCTTGTAAATTTTTATCAGCTTTATTAACTATCTCCTGCCATTTTTCCTTGTCTTGTTTTGACGCACCACTTTCTGTTCTTATTAAAGTTTTAGCCTCTATAGATCCCATTGTATAATTTGCATCTCCAATTTCACCTATACCATTCATTAAATCTTTTTGTTCACCCTGAAGTAGATCGGTTATTTCTGTACTTGCATTTAGTTCAATAAGTTTTTGCCTAGCTGCACCAACCGCATTGTTTTCATTTTCTGAAATACTAGCCCAAGTTAAATCATATCTATCTTGTTTTGCCACTTGTACTTTTTGACGCTGGATCCTAGCTCCGGCTATAGCTTTACCAGCACTAGCAAGACCTTGTGCTATATACTGAGAAGCTAAGGCGTATCCTGAGCCTTCTTTAACCCCTGTTGATTTTCCAAAATTACTATATCCACTCATATTTTTTATTTTATTTGGCTGCTTTAAAAAAAGTTCCACCTGTTCCACTAGCTATATTAGCGGCACCTATTTGACCTGCAAAACCTATAGCCCCACCAATTGCACTACCCCAAGCAGCAGTTGAAGCTTGTCTAGCCGCAGCTTCTTGTTGCATAGCCATTGATTCTTTTCCAGCAGAATAACCTAAATCTTGATTTGATCTAGCCTCTTTCATTTGCATCATAAATTGATTACCTGCGCCTTCAGCTTGCTGAACTCTTTGTCCTTCAGATATTTCTATACCTTGCATTCTTTGAGCTTCAGACATTTTAAGTTGTTCTAGTTGAGATTCACCTTGTGCTCTTAATTTTTGATTAGCTGCTTCTTGTTGCTCTATACTGGCACTAACACCTTTTTTACTAGCTAATGCGGCTTGTGCTAACGCAGTTGCACCACCAGCACTTGCACCTGTAGTTGCTAAAGTTTCTAAAGCATTAGATAATGCTAAGTTAGATTGTTCCACTTGTATTTCCGCAGCTTGTGTTGCAACACCTAAACTAGCAAAGGGATTACTAATCATACCACTTAGATCAGATGCTAAACCAGACAAGTCTTTAGTGCTCGCATAAGGATTAGTTATAGGAGTTCTATTAGCTTTAATAGCATTTACTTCTGCTTGTGCTATTCTAGCCGCATCCCCAGCTTTCCTTGCTGCTTTTTTTGCGCCTGCAGATGTTATTGCGCCACTTAATAGAGATGCTCCTGCTCCTAATGCTATTGCTGCCATACTTCAATATTTTTTGATAATTCATACGACGGATCCGGATCCACTGTATACCCTAAATTTTCATGGGATTTTATTAAACTTTTATTTCTACCGATGCTTAATATAATGTCACAGCCACTTTTACGAGCCACATGCTCTATACCTGTTATTAATAATTCTACCGCATCTTTTTTATCTTTGTTTTTATATTTTTTATTAGATATAACCCATTCCATCCAACCAACTTTAGAATTAGTGGTATATAAAAAACCAGCCACTATAGGTATTTCACCTTTTTCTACAATATAACCTCCTGTGCCATTTTCTGGTAACATTTTTTTTGAAGGACCTTGTTTCCATTCAGGATACATCTCCCACCAACTAACCAATAAATCCCAATCGGACTCAGTTAGTTTCCTTATTTTTAATTCCATTTAATTTAATTTAATACGAAGATTCGTTATAATCTAAAGATACAGAAAACAATTCATTTGTACCTGAAGTTGCTGTGTTAGTTGCTTTCATATCTACAGTAGCAAAGAATCCTTTTACGCCTGATATAGATTTACCGTAAACAACTTCACCTTGTGTAAACGAAGAAGTGTTTACAAGATTAGCAAAATATTTGTCCTCTTTTTGTTTAAACTTATTTTTAAATAAGCTGTTTTCTAGTGCGGCTAATGTTGTTGGCATTTCAAAAACATTTATTGGATTTGCAGTATCTGAATCAGTGTATTGGTCTTTTAAAGGAGGAACATCTAAACTACCACTGTTAGTTACTAAATTTGTCATCTGCCAATTACTTCCACCTTCATAATTTATTGTTTGAAAACCTTTAACTAAAGAAGGGTTTGTATTGAATATTGTTTTTACAGTTGAATCGAATTGACCTATACCCGCGGGAAGATCTTCTGTTAAATCTCCATAGAAATTTGCTCTATTAACATCTGCTGAATAATGCAAGTATATATTACCATTTTTGGTAGAATAAAAACCATTTTGCACACTAAACATTTGATTTGGTAAATAACTAAATCTACTTGTCCAACCTTTAACGTTTTCATCAAAACTTAAAGTTACTGGAGTTGTGTTAGGTGCGGTTGGTTGTAAGGATAAAGTATAGCATTTGTTGTGAATATCCCAACCACCTATAGCTTTATCACTGCCTAAAGTTAAAAATGCATCTCTAAAATAATCATACATTCCAAAGTTAGATATTTCACTAAGTCCATCTTGAGATAACCTCATGACTGACCCTTTATCTCTATCTGTAAAGTATTTTCTAAAACCATATACAGCAAAACTTTCTGGATTTTGACTTATACCAAATTCACCCGCATAAGCAACAATCGCACCTATTACTACGTTAGAAGCTGTTTGAACAGGTTGACCTTCTTGAGTGTAAATAGCATCTTTATCTATTAAAGCTTTATTAACTTTTCTTTCTTGAAATATAATTAAGTTAGTATCTTCTGCATATAATTTTTGTATAGATCCTTTAGAGGGATCTACAGTTCTAGTTATGTCTTCACCTGATGGAAATTGATTAGTTTGATTAATACCAGTTCTAGAATTAACAACACCAGAATACATAATAGAATTAGCTAATGTTTCAGTAGCGTTATTGTCTGATTTTAAAAAAGCTCTTGGAGATAATCCAGTTTGCACATTATTATAGCCACCCCTTATTCTAGCTTCTTCTACATACCAATCATAAGTTTGTAAAGGAGAAAGTACTCCACCTGTTACTTTTTTTAGAATATATGTGTTATAATATTTTATAGGGATAATAGCCGCCATACTTAATTATTATTATTACTTGTTTTTTATTGTTTTTAACTTGGTCCGTGTGGTATTGGTGTGTAAGTTGGAGCTATTTGAGAACCTCCAGTTCCACCCGCAATAATTGTAAATGTTGCCCCAACACCATTAGGAGTTTGAGTTATACTTAAAACATCACCAACCACGTATCCTGATCCTTCACTAACAATCGCAAAAGATGTAACCTCTCCCGTAACAGGAGGAACTGTAGAAACTCCAATGTCAATTGTCATACCTGAACCAATTCCTGATACACTAGTTGCAAGATATGGATTACCACTAGTTCCGTAACCAGTACCAGGCGTTGTTAATGATAAACTTGTAGTGTTAGAATAAAAAGGAGGAACTGATCCAATCCTTGCATTTAGTGAGTTAAGTTGAGACAAAGAACTAGGATTACTAAATGTTGACCACATTAACTCAGCTTCCCAGGTTCCAGTATTAGGAGGGATAAAAGGGTCTTGAGTTATTGAATATTTTAAATTAACAAAAGAAGAGGTGTTATAATTATAAGGACCATAAGTTCCAGGGGTTACATCTGATTTCTGACCCGGTCTTACGCCGTTTGCTATAGCATTACTCTGCGCTCCAAAAGCACCCATACTTATACCAATTACCCCCCAACCTTCAGCGGCTGCGCTTTGAATAGGAAAAGATGGAGTTGCTGTCCCATTTTGTATAGCTGTCCCATCAGGATAAAATCCCATGTCTCCGGTTGATGGTTCAAATACATCTTTTACCTCAACTATAAAAGGTTGTTGAGTTGCAGCATCAACTTTAAATCTCATAAACATATATACAATTTGACCGACTCCTACGGTTCCTGACCAGTTTTGTATTTGACCAGTCCAAAATGGATTAGGTATAATACCACCACCTATTAAAATTGTTGTTGGTTGTGTTGATGGAGGAGCTGATGCAGGTCCTGAAGTATAAGTTGTATATTCCACTGAAGTATATGAATTAGCCGGTGGACCAAAACAAAGTGGTGGATATATTACGCTAGCACCTATAGTATCTGTGAGTCTAAAATCAATACAATATTGATATCCAGCAGCTAATGGATTACTTGGATTAACTTCTAAATTAAACCTACACTCTCTATCAACATCACCAGTTACACCTGTTAACGCAGATTGACCTATAATAAAAAAATCTGATATAGATAATAATGGAGGGGTGGCATTAGGGGTATAAGTAGTAAGAACACCATTAGTATCTGTTATCCTCAGTTCCACCATATCCCAACATAGATTAGCACTTCCACTTCCTACATTAAATATACCATGATTACCGTAAGCTCCAGTATCAGTATTTCTAGCACTACCATTTCTACCTGAAGGAGAAGTTCCTCCACCAACTGAACCATCTATAGTTCCAAGACCACCAAATATCCATTGAGTCCCTATAGTAAGACTTGGTATTATAGGTGGACTAACAATTACAGGGGTGCTGTTGGCTAATTCAAAGACTCCACTTGTTTGGGTTAAAACATTATTATCACTCCATTCAATAGTATATAAAAATTTACCTCCAAACTGTACGTCTAAAATACCTTCACTTGAAGATCCCGCATAAAAAGTTCCACCAAAATTGGGATTAGCACCACTTGTTCTTATAAAAATACTTGTATTTGATGTATTAGTTCCTGCGTCAAATCTTTGAAAACTAGGATCAGCAAAGTTAATTGTATTAACAGTACCGTTTGGAGCGTAATCAAATACAGAAACTAACACACCAGTTGCACCAGTATATACGGTGCCGTTTATAGTTGGGTAAATATCGGAAGTTATTGTAGTTCCAACCACGTCATTTTCATCAAAAACGACCGTAGGTGTTGTCATACCGTTTATAGCAGTGTTTTCACCTTGTATTAAATCATTTAAATCTGATATTAAACCCGTTGTTGAAGTCTCATAAAATAATTCAAAAGGTACAGTTACTGGCGCAGTTTCATAAACAGCTAGTGACATACCTCCGGGATAAGGCTCGTTAGTAACTGAACTAGGTATAACGAAATTATCTTCAGTTAAACCAACACCTTGTTGAGTTGAAAACTTAGCAACATAAGGTCGTGTTTCTGGATCATAAATACTGAAAGAATTTATTTCACCACTTGTTGGAGAAGCTGGCGGTACGCTAAAAGTCGTATCAAGTGAAGGATAAATATCTTGTATAGTTCCAACTAAATCTGCACTATCTGGACTTGATAAAGGTAAAAATTGTTTATTATAAGTTTTATAAACTCCTTGTACAACTTGATTAATATTAGTGACTCTAGCCCAAGCTTTTTCGTCACTTGTAAATTGATTTTGCAAAGGACCTACATCTTGTAAATTTCTAGGTATTTTATTTATATTATCCGATATTAAAGTTGTAAAAGCAATTTCATTTCTTTCAACTAAATCCCCGTCTATAGGATAACCATTTATTATTCCAGGTAAATAAACGTTATAATAATCTTGCTGTTGTTGTTTTACACCTAATCTATAACTATAAAATCCTTTGGGGTTTATATTATAAGTTGCAAAAGTAGTATCAGCTGCTAAAAGTGGCTCTGGTCTAATACTAGTACTATCATTAAATAAATATTTTGTAGCAACCTCTTGAGTTGTAAAAATAATCACCGCTCTTACTGGTGTAGATAAAGGTGTTAATGTTTTTATAGTTGTATAATCACAATATAAACCTCTTAGACTTTTTCCAACTCCGAAAAAATCTTGGTATACATTTTCAAAATCAACTATTAAAGGATCGGCGCCAGCTGTTTCTTGCCCAGTTTGATATTTATTTAAAAGATCTTCGGTGTAAAGAAGTCTAAATTTATAGACTACACCTACTGTGGCACCACTTGTTAATGTAGCTTCAAGAACCCCAGCATTACTTGCAATAGTATAATCTATTGTAGGCAAAACTTTACTTAATTTAATCCAACCTTCACCTTCATTTTTATATAATTCGTAATTATTAGTCGAAACTTGAGTATCTGCAAAACTTAATGCAATAAAAGGAAAAACAGTTTGACCAGCGGTAGCTGTTTTAGATTCATTACTTAAATCCCAAAAATACTTCCCAGCTATAGGGGCTGGAGCAACTAAAACTGTATAATAATTTCCAACCGCATAAGCACCTGGGTAATCACTACTTGCTAAATTATAAGTTGAGTTTTCAGGAATACCCGGAGCATTAAAGTTTAATTGAATATTATCCCCAGGCCACTCAGCTACATCATCTGAAAAAGACAAAGGTTTATAATTTGTAAAAATATTAGAACCTGGAATTGGATTTCCATCAGCATCTAATTTATCATCATAATTAGATAAAATAATATCGGTTTGTCTACCATACTTATCAGCTAAAATAACACCTACTTGATAGTTTCTATTTTGTTTTAGAGAATGATTTGGATATTCTATTGTAGTTTGTAATGTTTTTTGATTGTTATTTATAAAATAATTTAAACCAAATGGAGTTCCAAATCCTTGAGTAAAATTACCATACATAATTCTATTACCACTAGATTCTTGAGATAAAGCTTTTATAGGAACTTTATCAAAAACTCTAGTAGTTTGTTGTAGGGTTAAAGTCTTAACAGGTAAAAGAGACTGATAAGTATATCGATAAATATTAGTATTATTTAAATCAGTAATAAAAGCAGGGTTAACAGGTATAGTTTCAACAACTGAATAAGCTTGAGCATCAGATTGTTTAACTATAATGTCTATTGCTTTTATCTTGTAATCATTTATTATATCTAATGATGGTAAGGTTATATTTAATACAGCGTTGTTTATAGAGTTTTGCATAAATTCTACAACAGTTGTTACAAACGCTTCATTTTCATCATCATTTACAAAGTGGCCTTCCTGTTGCGGGATAAAGACATCTTGACTAAAAGGTGCCACTAAGGAATATTCATTATCATTAAATTTAAATCTATAACTAAATTTAACAAATTTATCTTTTAAATACTCAGGATCACCATTCCAACCATTATAATTAAGTCCTCTAATAACACGAATAGATCTTCCAGCTAATTTAGGTTCTATAATTGGAGCTGTCTCTAAAGTAGCGTCTACAGAGTCAAAAGTTAATTTAATAAAATTATCAGTATCTTTAGTCCAAAAGGTTGTGGATTCTTTTAATTCAATAAAACCAGCATTTGTTCTTTCACCAGCCCCTCTACCGTTAAATTGAGTTGTGTTTGTACCCTCAGTTGCACCTATCCATTGAAATGTTCCACCGGTACCTGGTAAACTAATTGAGATAATATCTCCAGGTGTATAACCGGTTCCAGGATTAGCAATAACTCCATCTGTAATACTACCCCCACTTTCTGTTATTGTTACCGTAAGGCCTAAACCTGTTCCACCTGTTGTTGCTCTAGTTCCCTGGGTATAACCTGAACCGGGTGTCATCAATATTAAAGTGTTTTCCCAATATTCATATCCTTCAGCTTTTAATGCAGCACCTGTTCCAGGAATTGGAGGCGTAATTCCAGCTATAGTACTCCACTGGTTTTCAGTTGCTACTTCATATCCTATAGGCGCTATATTTCTAGAATCTTCTACCGCGTGTTTATTATATAAAATTCCATAACTTACACCATTACCTAAACTATTGTCATAGTAAGCCCAACATCCTGTAGCGCTTGCGTCATAAGCATTCCAATCAATTTGAGCTGGAGCATGAGGAATCTCATCCCCATTTCTGTATCGAGTTACCGCTAAGTTTGAAGAACTAATTTCTTGTAATCCAATATTTACTACTGGTAAATCCGCTGCGTCAGACATAGTGGAAGGATGTGTAGCGGTTCCTGGAGTTATAATACTTCTTAAATCTATAAAATCAGGAGCTAAATAAGGTGCCCATTTACATACAGAAATTTGATCTGCATTTATATAATAAGTTAAAGGATTATCTACATTGATTTTTCTTGGAGCATTTCTATTGTCTGTCCAGAATAATAAGTTTTCTATTAGATTAACCCCGTATATAGGATTGAGTGTGGAGAAGTTTAAAAAATTTCCCTGTACTTTAACAGAGGTTTGACCAGTAGAAGTATTATATACCTCTATACTCATTTCATAAACAGTTGGATCTGCAGGTAAAACATCTGCTGAACCTGTGTAGTTAGTTTTAAAAAAATAAATTAAAGAATTTACTTCATCTACAAGCTTACCAATAATCTTAAGATTTACATGACCACTACCAGCAGAGACCACAGAGTTACCTAGGACGCTTTCTAAGGCGCCCACGTCACTTCCTTCAGATCTAGACACCGCTATATTTAAAGCGTCTCTGTATACATTATTTGGAATTAGTCTTTCATCCAAATCCTTATTCATTTTGGATTGAATGAAACTATTTTTAGATTCTGCCATGTATTATGATTTTATCCATTTAGATTTACCTCTCATTACTTGGACTATTTCATCCAGTTTGATATTAGATAATCTTATTTTTGCATTTCTTAATTTAGCGCTTTTTTCTCTACGTAATCTTTGTACAATGTATTCTGGTTGATTGATCCTAGTAGCAATCAAAGCATGTATTATATAAGCATACATTGCTTCTTCAGCTAGCTTAGGAACTTTTGTATCCAAGTCCGCTGCTAATCCATCAGATACATATTCTAAAATTATAAGTCTATCAACCAAACTCGATGAAAATGAAATCTTTCCTTCTCTTTCATTTAAATTAAACCAACCATTTGCTTGAGAATATTGAGGATCTATACCGTAAAGTTGACCCCAACTTGCACCAGCAGTTCCAAGCATATCCCAATTGTAAGCCCACATGTCATTTGTAAAATCACCTGTGTTAAAATTACCATTGATAAAATTAGTATTAGCCGTGTGCCATCTTTTTTGAGTTACAGACTCTGTTTCTATATCATTTCCAAAACTATCTTGAGCTGGTATACCCGCTGAGTCTTGCGCTTGTGTGTAGTAAGGACTAGTTGTTAGATTATTGGCTGGATATAAAGGACGTAAAACCCCTAGTGGATCCACCCAAGAACACTTAACGTAGTTTACAAAATCTTGAGGAAGTACCAAAGTTAAGCTTGAAGGTATAGATAATTCTGCAGATTTAATACTTTTTAAAGTATCGTAACTGAATTCTTGTAAAGCTCTTTTAGCGTGAAATATTATATCAGTTCTTTTAGCGTCAGGCAAAAGTTTATTATGACCTACGTAACCTACTAAAAAATTACTCACTATATCGTTAAGTTTTACATACCTATAGTTTCCATAATTATCTTCTACAGTTTGGCCATATGCTTTTTCAGCTTCTGTAGCACCATATTTACCACCATCTAATATAGTTAACTGTACAACTATAAATTGACTTGCACCAGGTACTGCAGCAAGAGTTATTATCTTGTCATTTGTAACTGTAAAAGCCGTAACCCACTCCACCCACGTACCTGGTGTTGCTGTGGCACTTGTATATATTTTAAAATTATTTAAAGCATAATCAGGATCAGTAGGTGACCAACTTGTTGTACTACCTAAATAAAGATCAGTATCAAAGGTTGTAGCAAAAGATTGCCCAGCTGTATTGCCAGCATCTCCTCTAAAACCTTGTGAGCCTTGAAAGTACTGCTGTGCAGTTTCAGTTACTAATCCGTCGTTTGTAGGTTGAATTGCCATAATTTATTACGTTCTTTCGTTTTGTTCTTCCATAGCTATTTCTTGTGAAGCAGCTTGAATTATTTGAGGATCTTTAATAACTATACCCGCATATAGTAATATTTGTAATATTACATTAGTTTGCTCTACAACATCTAATTCAAAGTTTATTGAAGTTACTGGGTTGTAAACGTAATACCCAAGATCAGAAGTGAAGTTCCATACAACATCCGAAGGCTTTCTTATATACGTTGCTTGTAAACTATTATTTATAGTCTGTGGATAAACAGTTATATTTCTGTTTTCATATAAACAAACAGGAAAGTAATCTGTAGGTTTGCTTATAGGAGACATGTTTAATTGAGCTAATTGATTTCTTTGAATTTGTTCAACTTCTCTATCGTCTCTATATAGTACTGTTCCTAATTTATAAAAATCATTAGGATATAAGGTTATGTCTATTGTTTGACCGGCTCCAATTGGATTGCCAGTAAAAACATCTGCGTTAAATATTCCGCCAGTTATATTCCAATTAGCTACAGGATACACTACGTTGTCAAGAGTAACTACTACTGAAGATTGTTCTACTTGAGCTTGTGTTATCGTTGTTAAAGGATAAGCTGATTCTGTTTGTGACGTTGCAAATGTTTGAGTTCCGCTTGCTGTACCTGAAGAAGTTGGTACATCAAAAAAAGCTGGAAGAGTTCCAGTTGCGGGATTGTATGTACAGGTACCTATTGTTTTAAAAACATCTAGTTGTTCTTGTACACTTTTGTAACGATTGCCATATTCGCTTTCGTTTTGAGGCACACGCATTTGTTGGTTTATTGTTTCAAAATAACCATCTAACACCTCTAATTGAACTTGAGTTGCTAGCTTATTAAACTCATCAGGAGTTAAGTAACCTCTTTGCTCCTTGTTTATTATTAATAAGACGGTTTTGTAAACCTGATCTACGTTTATTGCCATGTTGATTTTATTATGTTAATAATCAGGCAGCCACCTAGTGACCACCTGTTATTATAATTACCTGTTATTTAAGTTTTTTCTGAATAGACTTGTATATTTCTACACCTTCGTCTGTCTTCAAAAAAGCAGCAAATGCTGAATAAGGATTTTCATCAAATGGAACAGTCATTAATTTTTTACCATTAGTGACCCAAGTGATAGATCTTTGATCTTGTGACAAAGCTATAATATTAGCTTCAGTCGCTTTTATACCAAAATTCCTTAATGTAACATTTTCATCACTTGCAAGTTCTACAAATAGAGTTGGATTCTTTTTAGCAAATAAAAGTAAATCTCTTTTAATTTCTTTAGAGCTTAATTTACTTACACCTGACCCAACTTCTACTCTTAAAACAGCTTCAGCGTGATCAATATCCATATCTCTAGCTGCATTCATTGCATTTATTTCGTATTCTAATTCATCCAATTCTGTAATAGCAATTTTTTGAGGTTCTAGTTCTTTAAACCTATGTATTTTTAATGGATGATAAATAGATAAAAGCTTTTGTAAAGCTTGTTGTTCTTTTTTTACAGCTAAAACTCCGTCTGTAAACATTATGTGACCCATCGTTGATTCACCTTTTTGTTCGTCTACAAATACTGAGGATTGATTAGTTGCATACCTTAACTCTCTTTGAGTTCCCGTGTTTTCATCAAACCACAATAATGGATGTTTTCTTGTATGCTTGCTTGGTATTGTAAAAGTTATCGGAGAAGCACTTCCCGTTAAATAATAGTTTCTATCTTTGATTTCCCAACCTTCTGGTTGAGTTATTTTTTGTTTTGACATAATATAATATAATTAAATAGTTAAAAAAATAAATACCCCCGCCGTTTGACGGGGATAGTTATTAATGTTGAATCCTTAGATTCCTTTGAATAATACAAAGTTATTAGCAGCTTGAGTTACTAAACATCTTTCAGAAAGGAAGTTAACTTCCATTGCATCTAAAGACGATGTTTGAGCACCACCAACTGAACCAGTTAACCAAGATTTCATTCGTCTGTCATCAGCTTGTGAAGCTCTATAACGTACGTGTAAAAATGGTCTTCTAATGTTAGTACCTAAAATCTGATCATATACAGTTGAAGTACCTGCAGGGATTAAAACTCCTTCAATAGAAGCAGGTCCTGTTTGAGCACCTCTAGTAGAAGCATCATTTAAGTATTTCCAGTCTGTTTTGTAAAAATCATAAGAACCTCTTCTAAATCCTGAGAAACCAAGATTTAAAGCCATTTCTTCAGAGTTTTCAAATAAACCGAAAGCAGTTCCTCCAGCAAATCCACCAGAGATAGATCCTAGCATGTCGTCAAAATCAAGATTCGAAGATCTATTTAAGAAAAGCATATTTTCTTCGATAGCTCCTTGAGTATCTAAATTTTTAAGAATTGCATCAAATGAATCTAAACCAGCAGCAGCACTGAAACCAACTTGTACATTTCCTCTAGCTGTGATAGCAGCAAAAAGACCTTGAGTACCTAAACTTCCATTAATTGAAGCAGCGTTATTACCTGATAATTCACCTTCTACCATAGACATTTCTAAGTAATCTTCAAATCTAAGTCTTGTTTCAGACTCAGCTTTCAAGTACCATAAATAACCTCCAGTACCATCTTCAGTAGCAACTTCTATCCAACCGATCTGAGCAGTGTCAGAACCATTGATAGTATAAGTACTTCTAATTATGATAGGAGTATTAGAGAATTGAGTGAATGCAGGAGTAACCGTAACCATAGGGTTGTTTACCGCGTTATAAGCGTTAAAACCAGCCCCTGCGTTAGCAGTTGACGTTCCTTTTTGAAAATCAGAACCGTATACAAATATTTTTAACCCAGCGCCTACACCTACGCCAACGTCAGCAATACCAGCAAGAGCTAAAGTGGTAAAACCATAAGGTTCTACAGCTAAAACTCCTGTAGTTGTATTTGAAGAATTTACAAAACATTTTGCTTCATTACCAAACGCATCCATTACAACGATAGTTGAACCTGGAGAAATTACGTTTAAAATAGTTGCGGCAACAGGAATCGTTATTACAGAAGTTCCAGCTACAGCACCACCAGCTAATGAGCAATTAGTGTATGCAATATGTAATCTATTTTGTTCAGACCAAATTACTTGATCAGATGTCATCGGCATCTCTGCACCGACCATGCGTAAAAAGCCTGATAACGTTCTGTTACCATATCTTTCTACTTCTTGTTCATACAATTCCGGTAGGTATTGTTGAGCAAAGTTGTTATCAGCGCCTCCTGTGGTGCCATCAAACGTTAAATAGTTTGCGGCAAGGAGTTGCTGTTGTTGAGAAGGTACTATTGTACCAAACTGTGGACTTAAAGCCATAATTTTTAATTTTTAATTTATTAGTTAAATTTTTTAGTTTTTATTCGTAATTTTGTTGAATCTAATCCACTAATCGATTTTACTTTTAATCCGTTTATGAAAACATTTCCATCGGCAACTTGCCTAGGTTTGTCTGTCGAAGGATTCTTAGAACTTTCGATAACGTTTTTAACGCCATCTGCTTTTCCTTGTTCATAAAAGTGATGAGCAATTTTATCAGCATTCATGGCAGCATACATTGCTTTGTGATACCCTGCTGGATCTACAATTTCACCTTTGTCATTTGAATATTTATTGACAAAGTTTTGTACATCTGCTTGTGTTTCACCAACTTTAACCGGATCTTTTATACCATATCTAAATTTCTTTTCCCCCACGTTGAAATCAAAACCTTTGAATTCTTGAGAAAAAAGCTTTTTAGTGTTATCTCTAAAATCTCCATGTAATTGTTGTACAGTTTCTTGCTGCGCCTTATAGTTGTCGTAAAAACTCATAGCTTCTTGCTGTTCTTTAGTAACGCCCGGTCTCAACTTGATCTCGTCGTAATATTTACTTTTTGAACCTTCTAGATGCTGTGTAGCTTTTGCAACCTCTTCTTTGTAAGCAAGTTTCTTTTTACGAATGTCCCTTGCTTCGTCTACATCTTCGTCAAAGTCAAAATTGTCTTCCATAAGGAAAGCGATTTCTTCTAAATCTAAATGCGGTTTTGTTTTTATATAGTACTCTTTTAGTAGTTGCCCACTGTTGAGTTTAGAGTAATCTTTATTAAGTGCTACGTAATCTTCTACACTTCCACCAGTTTCTTCCATAAATGAAACTAGTTTTTCAATATTTTCAGGTAAAGGTTTTCCAAGAACTTGCTCATCTCTTTTAGCTTCTGCAACTTCTTGTTTAATTTCTTTAACCTCTGTTTTTTCTTCTTCAGTTATTTCTTGGATGGGGGAAATTTCTTCAATAACCGCGCTGGGCTCTTGTAATTGTTTTTCTCCTCCAGTTCCCACGCTGCCGCTATCTTCGGAAGATTCGCCCACAGGTATCTCTTTTGTTTCTCCGATTTGAATGGCATCGCTTTGTTCTTTAGGTATGGTTACTTTAATAACTTCAGGAACAATTTCTCCTGTAGCTTCTGGTTTAGTTAAATCCACTTTTATTGGATCATTTCCACTAAGACTTCCTAAATTTTTAGGTACTCTTTTTTTTGACTTTAATTTAAAGTCACCTTCCTGTTTAACAGGTTCATTTGTTTGTGTTTCTTTTGACATGATAAAATATTATATAATTGTTATTTTTTATTAAGACATAAATCCATCTAGATCAAATGCCCCCGCTCCACTACCACTGCTTTCAAAATCAACTGGTGGTGAATCATTTTGTCGTTGATTAATCAACTGACTTTGCTGAGTTCCTTGTAATTTAACTCTCTTATCTTTACGATCTTCTATTTTTGTTTCCTTAGAACCTTCAGTTCCTATTTTTATTTGAGCTAACTGCTTGTTATATTCAAACTCTTGAGATAATAATTGAGATTTAATTTGCAATTCAGTTTGCATTCTTTGTATTTCAAATTGAGATTTAGCTTGCTCAACATTAACCTTTTGTTCAGTTAAAGCTTGTTGCTTTTGAACCTCAGCCATAGCTGTTTTTTCAGCAGTTTCAGCTTGAGCTTGAGCTTGAGCTTGTACCATCTGTTGTTGATTTGCTTGATCTCTTTCTAATTTCTTTTTACGTTTTAACTTTAGTAATTGATTTGCTAGTTTTAGATTTTTTATTTGCCTTATATCTATAGCATCTTCTAAATCTATACCACCAGATTGTAAAGCTATTTGAATATTTTGTTCTAATGCTGCTTTTTCTTCTTCATCTGGTTCTAATTCTAGAAATATTCCAAAGTCATGTAAGTTTAAGTTTCCTACTTCTTGCAATGTTTGGGCATTATATAAAGATATACTTTCTATTAAAGAATTACGTGTTAAAGGAAAACTAAGAACATCAGCTAGTTTTAAAGATATATTTTCACATATTCTTAAAGATAAATATAAACTTGCTTGATTAATGTGTTTAGTAGCTATATTAGATTGATTGGCCGCCATTTTAGCTAAACCGACTAAAGCGTCTTTATCAGGTAAACTACCATCCCTTGCTTCATTAAGCCCGGTCACGTCTCTTATCATTTGTAAATAGTATTGATAAGTTTGTATTAAACTTTGCAATTTGGCTCCACCAGAAGAAGATGAAAGTTCTTGTATAGGAACTTTACCTCTATTCATTTCACCATCTTGAGTTAATGATCTACCAACAACACTACCAGTTTGGAAATACATATTCAATGCTTCTGCTGGGTTATAATTTGTACCATTACCTAGGTCAACTTCAGCTAAACCATCCATATCTAAAAACACTCCATCAGGCACTAATCTAGCTAACACTTGTTGCATTTTTAAATGCGTTAACTGTATCATATCTGCAAAACCAGTTATTTTACTTACTAAAGATTCTATTCTACCTTTATACATTCTAGGTGCACAGATAGCGTAATTCATTTCTACCTTAGTAGTATCAGCCATAGGTCTTGTCATATTTTCTGACAACTCCCACTGTAACATAGTATTAGTTCCTAAAACTTTTACACCACTGTATAAAACCTCTATACTTCTTGAAACTTTATTGTAAGTGTCAGAAGGGGGAGGATTAAAATCATCAGTTTTTTCTATTATTTTCTCTAAACCATTATCAGTTTGTTTTAGTTTAAAAACCTGATCATGATATGTTTTATATTCAAAATATAATATTTGAACTGTATTAGCATCGTAGTTTCCCCAACCAGTAATGTATTGTCTATTTCCTGGCATTTCTTGTATACGTTGTAATTCTTCGTTACTTATATATGGAAATTGTTTTTTTAATTCTGGAATAGTAATGGATTTTACTTCTCCTACATAATATATATCCTCAAAATTAGGATCTTCTGTATATGAATAAATCATATAAGCAGGATCTACATAATCAATAGTTATTCCATTTGATTTATTAAAATTTGTTTTAGTAGCAGCTATTCCGCAAGTAACTAAATCATAATTTAATCTACGCTTGGTAAGTTCCCATTTGTTTTTAGCTAAAGTTGTACTTATAGCTTCTTCTTCAGCAATTTCTACCGATTGCTTATAACTAAGTTGCATGTGTAGTTCTAATTCTTCTTTAGTTCTAGGTAGATCTAAAGGAGAAATATTAGATCTTTGTAAATCTAAACCTAAAACTGCTTTAGCTCTAGCTATTTCTTCAGCTGCAAACATATCTTGAGCAACTGCTGTGGCATATTCTGTTCTTTTTTTAACAGACTCAGGATCTTGAGAATAAGCTTTTATTTCAAATTCTTTTTGGGAAATACCATTAACTACTATATCAACAAATTTTGATATAACAGGAACTGGTTTCCAGTCTAAATTTAAATAAGATAAATCACCATTAATAGATAATTCATCTTTATATTTTTGAACAGGTTGTTCACCTCTAGCATAAAGTCTTAAATGATGAAAGTTGTTAAAACTTGTCAAATATCTATTCCCACTTGTTCTACCTTGATTGAACCACTCTGTTTCAATAGCAGAAGCTACTTGAGAGCCATATTCCAACGAATTTTTTTCCGCTGCCGGTACTACCTGACTAGGAAAGGCGCTATTAGAATTAGTGTATATCTTCATTTATTGAATTATTTTTGAGGTTGCTCCTTTATTGTTGTATTTTTTGATTCCTAAATCATAAATCTTTCTTTCAATAATAGGATTAGGTCTATATTTATTTTTATTACAAGCCATTATTGCTAACCCAGAACTTATCGATGCATCATGTGAAGTTCTATTGTTTATATTAAATTTGGCCCAATCTTCTAAAGTTCTTTGAAAATAAAAATCCCCGTAATTAGTATCAGGTCTTAAACCTATATAATCTTGAATATAAGATTCTATTGCTGCGGCGTGAGATTGTTTTATATCTTCACTAGAGTTAGGTATTCCACCTATTTCTCTTTCAGTCACTGATAATTTTGTATAAATTTTATCTGGTCTATTCATCGAATAGCCTCTATAACCTCTTCTTTTAAAATAATATAAAAGCCTTGGTTTGTTGTTTTCCGCAAGTATTGGCATTCCATAAAAAATACATGCCATAAGAACATCCTCAAAAAAGATTTCAGCAGTAGAGGGTCTTGCGATGTATTCTAAGAAAAAATGATTAGTTGGACAGTCATCCATTGAGAATTTAGTTAAACCGTGTAAAGATCCGTTTGAACCTCTACCATCAACTGTTCCTGATATATCATAGCTGTCACATCCAAAAGCACCCATATGTTCATTCCCAGGATGTTTTCTACCATTTTTAGAAATAACATTATTTTGTAAATGTGATGCTGGAACCCATGAGACATAGAATCTTCCATTATTAGTTGGACTAAATATCACTGAAGTATCTTTAATACCATTAAACCATTGAAAGTTTCCTCTGGTTATTATACCACTACTTCTTAAGTCTGCGTTCCAATCTATTTGTTCGTAGATTTTAGTTAGATTAAATAAAGAAGATTTAGCTTCATCTCTGAAAGCATGTTCCTCTGTACGTGGAAACTGTCTATAAAACTCATTAAGTCCATCTTGATCACCCTTAAGGCCATCTACTTCGTTCTGCCAGTATTCTATAACACCTATATTTATCTTTGTACCATGCGGATCTTCAACCGGTTTTTTTGGGGTGTCGAAGACAGGTATGCCATAAGAATCGATGTATCCCTCGTAATTCCATTCCATAGGTATAAACAAGCTATATAATCCTGAGCGAGTCTGTCCATTGGCGTTTCTTTTGGTAACATCTGAGTCATAATAAAGCTTCTTGAAATTTTCTCCACCTTTGTCAAGAGCATTGCTCGTTGAACCCATCATACATTTACCAATAATCTTACTACCTAGTCGCAGGGTTGTTTTAGTAACCCTCCAGTTATTTAAAATATTACTTGGTCTCTCCCATTTACCAGATTCATCATGAACTAATAATTTTAGTTTTTCACCATCATAAGAGTTGTCTCCAGTGTTTTTCCAGTCGATAGTTGTATCAAGACCTGTTAATTCTCTAAGTGTTTCGTTGGTCTCTAGCTTTCTTCTTGTAAATTTAGAGGCTGGAACCCTATAAGCCAGTTCCGTCTTCGGTCTATCCATACCATCTTGTATCGGTTTAAAGAAAAACGGATAGTTAACGGATATGGGTACAACTTTATCGGTAAACATGGTTTTAGCATCTGGACCTGTTTTTGATAAAATACCAAATCGTGAATCTGTAGAGATAGTGGCGCTGTTAACAGTTTCGCCTGATGCCATGAATGAAAAACCAGACCGTCTGTTTTTGAGGTAGCAAATACCATATGATCTTGTATCGGCTTTGCAAGCTTCCCAGAATATAAAGAATAATCTGTTTGACTCCCTAAAATCTGGCTTCCCAACATCAATTTTGGACCACTGCAAGTACATGTAGTGAGTGCCAGTAATATAAGTAGGGTTATTTTTATTAACAAACCAAAATCCTTTTTCTCTAAATTCAAACTCTTTATCAATGTAATCATACCATAATTCTTTAAAATCTAGTGGATATTCCTCCCAATCAAATATTGTTTTGATTTTCTTTAAAGGTTTAGGTAAATCAGCTCGAGCCCATTTATTGTTTTCAAACTTAATCACATTATCTGATTGTTTAGGTAAAGCGATTTTAAGATTTTGTATCTCGTATATCTCCCCTATTTCACCAGTTCTACTAATTACAACTATATCAAATTCTTTGTTGTAACCGTACTCCCATTTTTTATACCTATTGTTCCTATTTAAAACTTTAAGTTTAATATGGTTTTTTAATACTTTATGTAAAGTTTGACTGTACATTATTTAGATCTTCCTTCTGCAAAACCTCTAAACGCTTTCTCTTCTTTTATTTCTTTAGGTTTTTCGTTAAGCATGTCATCCTCTTCTTGTATTCTTTGTAATATTTCAAAAGCATCAAATATAGCTAACTTTTTAGTAGCTGCTGCATTTTTTAATCTATCAGCAGTGATATCGTCACCAGTATCTATGATAGCTTCTTTAGCAACTTTGATAAGCTCCTCAACTGCTATTTGCCCAGCTTGGATTATACTCAGTTTGGTTTTCTTTATTTCCATATTTAATTACAATATCATTTGATTTCATACAATACAAACGCTTCTTGTCAACTACGAAATCGTACTCACCGTACGGTGTGTAACCAACAGTGTCTCCCTCGTGTATTCCTAGCGCTTCTAAAGAGCTATTACCTATTTTTAGTATTCCAATAAGGCTTTGTTCTTTATCAACCTTAAAATTACTTTCGCTTTTTAAAGGTTTTATAAAACATCTATCATTGATAGATGTCCACTTTGAATTTGACTTATATAAGTATACTTGATCTAATGCACAGAAATACTGATTATCTTTAAAATAAGACCTAGATTTTTTCTTAACACCTTTCATATCATAGAAAGTTCTAAATACGTTATGGTGTATTAAAATAGTATCCCCTACTTTTATTGAGGTTTTAAATGCTAAAGGAGTTTTAATTACTTTAGCTACATTGTTTACAAATTTAAAACTTTCAATCTTAGTGTTTAATACTATCTTAACGTTCTCTATTTCTATTTCATTTTCATAAGTGTCACCAACTGGTTCTACTATGAAATCATATAAACCCCGCATTAATACTCTAAATCATATTCAATCGATATAGCCATGTTAGAATTAAATTTCTTCCACGGCAATATCTCATTGTCTTTTTTTATGTGAATATTATAAGAGCTATCTTCTTGATCATGTATGATATAGGCTATTTCATGTCCTCCATAAACAGGTTGTCCAACTGAGTAATGCATAGCATCATTTTTATAATCAGATCCAATACTGATTTTTCTTATAACATTACTCATTTTATTTCTTGTCTTTTTCCTCTATTTCTTTAGGTTCTATAATAGTGTATTCTCCAGTTTTGAGATTTATATTAATAGGTCCATATTCTTTTTCAAGTTCAACTTTATCTTTATTTAAAGCTTCATTTAGTGTACCTATTTCGTGTAATGCCCCATGTTTTTGAGATTCTAAAATCCCTATTGTAGTTATAAGTTTATCTATTTCTCCTTGATTTTCAGTTATTGACTTTAACTGTTCATCGGTAATCTTTGCGTTTTTTTCTGCCATTTTAATTTGATTTAATTGTTAATTTATTATAAGTGAATTTTGATATTATCCATACCCCATACACAAGCCATACTGTAAATACAGCTGCATTACCACCTGTCATGTAATAACCTAGTGAATTAGTGATATCGTATTGCATTAAAATATATGATAAAATCATATATAAAAATGGAATAAATGGATATATTATTATTTTTAGTACTTGTTTCATTTAATTTAATTTAATTTGATTTGATTTGATTAGTTAACTTACTAGTTATTATTACTTATAGATTTGAATTTTTCCGCTCCTCGTGACCCAAAATAGGCTACATAAACAGTTGTTGTTAAAGTTTTTAACAAACTTATCCATTCTTCTTCTACAGTTAGAGATATTAAGTGGTGACTATCAACCCATATAAGAGCTATTGTCATTATAGTTAAAAATATCAAAGACAACGGGCGTGTGTTTTTACTAAGCCATGAATCACTTTTCATATCGCTTTCCCAACGTTTTGATACTTCTTTTAGTTCTATCATATCTTGCTCTAATAACATTAAAGCAGTTTCTTTATCTTGTGGAGATATTATAATATCAGGTTCTTTTGTTATTAAGTTTTTTACTAAACCTAATAATCCAGCATTTGGTATTACACCACCTACAGTTCCAAGGATACTAGGGGCAATCTTGCTTAAAAACTGTCCAACTTTAGTATCTTTAAATTTCTTTTTACTCATCTAGTTTTGTTTCTAAAACTTCAAATCCGTTAGGGAAAATGTAATCATAACCAGGATACATAATAGTAGCATAACCTCTGTTGTCAACACCTAAAACTTTATGCTCAACTCCTTTCATAGTAATTTTATTACTAGGAATTAAATTAGATTTATTGTTAACATCAGGACTATTTTTTAAATACCCTGTTTTTGATTTTTTCATTTTCTATTTTTCGTAATCTTTCTTGCTTTTTGAATCATCTCCTTTTTTTCCACCATATTCAGCTGCACCTTT